AATTTAGGTCCATACATCCAAGTTACTAATGATACTCTTCTTCCTTTTGTAACAGGGGTTACTCTATGAGGAATTCTAGAATCAAAAACAATAATTGATCCCATTTGTTTAGGTGTTGTTATAATGTTTCCATGATAATCAATCATTTCTAAATCTCCACCTTCATATTCTGAAGGATCAGAAACTAAAACACTTGCACTCAGTTTTCTAGTAAAGTTACCGTTTTTAGATGCTCCGTAATCACTGTGCCAATCATAATGCCCACCTTCAGTGTATACTGAAACTTGAACACTTTGAAGAAGGTTTAAATCATACTCCCAACGTTGTCTATTTGCAACACCAATATAATGAGATATTATACTACATGCCCAATGATCTTCAAACCACCAATAAAGTTTAGAATTTCTAATTTTTTTGTCAAAACCAGGGTCATCTGGATTGTCACCCATACCGCCAGCGATAAATGGAACTTTAAATTGTTCCATTTCTTTCAACTCTTCAACCATCAAATCAATCAATTTTTCTGGGAGTATTTCTGTATAATACGCCAGGGTGTCTGCAATAATATGTGGTTCATCTGCATTGCTAGTAAAATTGAGAGGCATAAAAATAAAAAAATATATGTTGTTCAAGTCGGGGTGACAGGATTCGAACCTGCGGCCCTTCGCTCCCAAAGCGAATGCGCTACCAAACTGCGCTACACCCCGTTGACTTGGTATAGAGATATTATAAACTCTCCGCGTTTTAATGTCAAGAGTGTAAGACCTTATCTCTTATGTGTAAATTATTTTAATGTCAAGTTTAACCAAGGGAATACGGGTGGTATTACTCCCACCAGTCTGAGGAGACCCTCAGCAAAAAGAGACAGAACAAGCCAACCAAGAATCCCAGAAATAATGCCAGCGTTCCTGTTGTGTTTGCGAATGGCATCGTCTATCATCTCCTGACATTCTTTTTTGGTTACTAAGTGCTCTGGTTTTATCTGTGTCAATCGATGAGCCATAATAATTATTCATGCAATTCTTTTTGATCATTAAACCAATTGTCAATAAACTCCGCACGTTTCTCCCAGGTATCACCACTGGTTGATCCTTTACATGGATTTATGCATTCAGAATCTCCATACTTATTACACACAAGACCAGCAAGATCATGAGGATCTCCCATCTTACCAGTCCCAGACCAGTAATGTTGACCTCCAATCCAACAAGCCCCACACTTGGGGCAAACTTTACTAGAAAGTCCTAATGCTTTATCAACCATTTAGATAATCTTTTAAAAGTTGTATTTGTTATAATTAAGTGCCGATACTTCGTACCTATACTATCAGATTGTATATAGGGGATACAATACTGTCAACTTTTTTTTTAATGTTGTAATATGCTGACAACCATAAACATAAAAAGCGGAAGGGGTCGGATTCGAACCCACGGTAGACTTGCACCTACGGCAGTTTTCAAGACTGCTGCCTTAAACCACTCGGCCACCCTTCCAGTATTTTATTTTTTATAGTATAATGTATCTATGCCATTTTAACAAATATGAATATAGAAGAATATCTTTTGAATCTTGGGTATGACGATAAGGAACAATTATACGAACCTGGTAAAAAATTGTCCATAAAAATTCCTTTTGATTTTAATGGAAAGAGAATTAACATTTGCCCATACATTATTGTATACTATAGTAAGAAGAGTTATATTGCAGTAGAATATAATTCCTCAGTCTACTATGATACCCCAGAAGTAACTAAACAAAAAATTTTAAATCTAATTCAATACATTAAATATCCAGAACCAGGTAGAGTTGGTGATATGGGGTGGGAAGCAGAATATCTTGTAGATCCTAGAGAATTTACTCCTGAAGAAAGGGCACGTATTGTTGTATCTAGTTTTAAAAAGTTTAGAACTTTGATTTTAAAAGGGGAGTGGTTAGATGGTATTAGGTCACAACCAGGAGATATTATCGCATCTAAACCAATTGGTATTAAATTTGATATGGGATTTAATGATGAGTCTGAAAAAGAAGGAACTCTCCAAAGAAGTATACTTTCAAAAAAAGTATTTAAATTTGGAGAGTTAAAAGAAGATGGAATGCAATATTCTATTATTGGTGAAGACTTAGATATGCATCCTATCTAATCTCAAAGTCCAATTTACGGACTTTTCTTTGTCGTCTAGTTTCTTGCCAGG